TTATTCATGTATACACCTCCGCAGAAGTTCGACTTGTTCTGATTCGGGCAAGTCCCAAAAATGATCTTGTGTAACAGCCTTTAGAATTTCCGCAGTCTGTTTCTCCGAAAATGACAGAAGCAGGGCTACCAGTTCTTCATTGACATTCTTCCTTTCTTCTTTGGTCATCATCTCGCCACCTCCTGTTTGTGCGCCCGCAATGAAGCTAAGACGCGCAGCAACCTAACGTCTCCCGCTGTGCCTTCCTCGCAGACAACAGCTAAAGCGGAAAGCAGCCAGTAAAATTCACTCAGCAACTCACGGTTCCGGTTGACGGCTTTCACCATCCGGAAAAGGGCGGCGGCGATGGCCGGGAAAAAGCCGTCGTTTTCGGTTTCGTCGATTGTGCGCAGCTGCTTTTCAAGCTGTGTAAACAGCGCGTCCGCAGTCTTTGGCAGGCGCTTGTAGTTGGTTTCGCTCAAAAACTGTGCATAAGCGGCTTCGGTGGTTTTCTTTGTAAGCATTTTTATATTCCTCCTCAAAATTTTAATCCAAATCTGAATTACGACAGCGCAAGCATTGAATCCGTTATCCAAAGAGCGCGAAAAGAATGCCGGCTATAACTAAGGTCAGAATGTCCAAAATAATTATTATAATCAGCAGCATATCGTGGTCTTCCATTCCCTCACCTCCTTGTTCATGCAATGCAAAATCTTTTGCTTGTGGTTGTTTTCGTGAACGCCTCGGCCAGATCGGGCATAGCTTTCTTAAATGCCGTGCTGTCAAACCTGGCGCTAGTCACGGCCTTGTATGTCCCCTTCCAGTCCGTGCCGCTGATGGTGTCCACGCCCTCCGCGTCCATGTACCGCTTGACTTCATCGACCAGCGCGTCAAGCTCTGCCGCAAGTTCTTCTTGCATCCGCTTCAATTCACGAATTTCCTTGATCTTGGTGTCCATTGTGTTGACCTCCTGATTATTGATTATGTGAAACGTCTGTTAGACGATTTCGACCATTTGGGCGGCGGGCATGAAAGCATCCGTAAAGAACTCTTTCATACCGTCGACAGCTTTGACCATGATGTTGACATTTTTGCCGAACATGTTAACACAAATCACGGTCGCGGGTGCAGTAACCATTTCCCGCCAGAGATTGGAATAGGTCGTAACCATAATTTTGTCTCCGTTCTGGAGATTAGCAGCCTTGACATAGGTTTCAGACCATGCCCGCTTGAAAGCAGCAGAGCGGTTCATACCGGACTTGATGTAAGCATTGGCTTTCTTGCAAACCTTAGTTCTAATCTCTTTCATGGTGTTACCTCCTGCGGTGTGGTGCTTTGTTCTTTGTGCCTTTATTATAGCACTGTTAACCGTGTATGTATATTGACATATTATACAATGTTTACCGTGTAGTATTGGACATTTTTGCACGGTTGACAGTATATACATTATGTGCTATAATGCGGATGGTGGGAGAGGAGCGCACAATTAGTGCCCCCGCCACACTCCCACATAGAAGGGGGGACACAATGCCGGTATCGGAATCGAAGAAAAAAGCCAATGCGAAGTGGGACAGCGAAAATATGGCGACGGTAGCTTGCAAAATCAAAAAAAGTCAGGCTGAAAAATTCAAGTCGTATTGCTCTAGCATTGGCAAAACCTCAAACGCGGTCATTCGTGACTATGTTCTGGAATGTATCGACGAGAAAGAACCCGCCACGGGCGACAATCCCACAGAATAGCAAAAGCCAGCACCTTCGCGGGTGCTGGCTTCGTTCGTTTTGCGGGCTGACACTGGTAGTGAGGATTCCTGACTGTCCAATTTTGGACACACCGCCAATTTGGCGATATCCCGCACTTTGTGCGCCAATATGCATTTTCCTGAATTTTGGTTCATTTTGGTGTTGACTTTTTGAATTAAAGTTCATATAATAACAGTGCGGAGAAATCCGCAAGCGTAATAGAGATATTACCGCCGCTGTCGACTTGTAGAGCGCAAGTCAATAAAAAAGAATGCTCGCTGAGTTGATCTCCACATAGAGCGTGTGGAGGGTAAACAAAAGAATGCTCGCAGAGAAGAACGGTCACGCTCGCGCGTGGCCGTTTTCTTCGGCTATGAGGTGTCGAATAATGCTGAATGTCATTTTCCTAACCGAAAAATTTTATCGGCGCTATAAAGATTGTCCTGAAATTGAACAGAAAACAAGCCGCCCTTATATCCGGGTTGGTGTCCTAATTGATGGCGTTCTGTGGGCAATCCCCATGCGCTCCAATATTAACCATGAGCATACGATCTGGACAGATAAGGCCAATAAATGCGGCATTGACTTCACAAAGGCTGTTGTGATTGACAACCCAGCCGAATATATTTCTTCGATTAAACCGCACATCCGCCCGAATGAATTTGAAGTATTGAAAAGCATAAACAGCTATACCATAGAGCAGAAAATGCGGCAATACATCAAGAAATACAAAAAAGCGAAGCAGCACATAAACATTTCCAGAAACAGGAATATTGTGAAGTTCTCCACCCTGCAATACTTTGAAGATTACATATAAGCACACCACGCCCCCGGTTATCAGGCCGGGGGCGTTGCTCTATGTGATTATGGTGATTCCTGCCTTTTCCAGCATTGCCCGCTTTTCCTCCGGGGACATTGAAGCAACACGGGCGGCAACTCTCCGGGTCATTGCGTCCGCTTCTTCCTCGAAGGCCTGTTCCTTCCGCCGCTTGCGTTCGTATTCTTCCCGGCGCTCCTGTTTCAGTATGTATTGCTCCTGTATGGAGCTGCCGGACAACCTGAATGCCCCCAGCCCCGTACCGCGGTACATATCAAAGTCAAGAAAGCGATGCAGGGTTTTGGACTTGCGCAGTTCCCGGATTCCCTTGTTTTCCATCTGCCGCGTTCGCTCCGGGCTTTTGCCCATGACCTCCCCGACAGCAGATAGCGTCATATCGCCCCAATACCGCAAGCGTAATACCTGCGCATTATCCGGGGAAAGTTCGCTTATAGCGCCTTCTATGGCCTTATGGAGCTGCTCGTGGTATACAGATTCTTCCACGTTCTCTATTGCATCTGCCGCCCTGCTGTCTGGGACAAGTTCGCCCAGAGTGCCGCCGTCCGGCTCGTCAGGCTGTACAGGCCGGTCAAGGCTCGCAGCGGTATCCAACGGCTCACACCTGCCGTTTTTCGTGCGGTAGCCGGTAGCCTCTGAAAATGCAGTTTTCAGATGGAACATGAACCATGTGGAAAAAGCGCCGCGCTCCGGGCTGTAGGTCTCCACCGCCGCCACCATAGCCAGATAGCCGGTCTGGTACAGGTCGTCAAATTCCACGCCCCGGGGGTTGCCGCTGAGCTGCAGGGCGGTCATGATTTGCATGGCTTTTCGTTTCACAAGGCCGTTTACCTGTTCCCACAGCTCCAGCGTGCGCCCCTGGTCACCCTGCCGGATGGCAATGGCTAATTCTTCGTTTGACAATGCTCACCCTCCCAGCCGGGGGCATTTGCAGCCCCCGGCACAATCCGCAGAAAATCCTTTATCTGCGACCCGCCGCAGTCCTTCGCGCCGGGATTTTGTTTTGCTGTGGAAAAACGCATAGGGTCAGTGCTTCGCCCCTCTGAGCTTGTCCACGGAGATAATGCCGCCATGCGGCGGTTCTCTGTTGGAGCTGCCGCTTAGAAACTCTCGACGAAATCACCGGAAAGCTGCTCCCACCATTCGCCCATGCTGAGCGTTACGCCGGGAGAATCGCGCCGCTGACCGTTGCCGCCCCGCCCGCTGCAATAGTTGGCAACGCCGATAATCTTATCCCACGCCCTCAAGGTTGTTCCCATGCCTCTGGCGCAGTCTCGCGCAAGGCAGAATAATGCAACCCTGTCTTTTGTGCTGTCTGCGTTGTCTGCCGCTTCCTTCGCATAGTGGCCGATCAGCTTTAACATAGTCGGGTTCTTGTCGTATCTGTCCGCAAAGCTGAAATAATCATCTACCGTCAGAATGCCGGTTTTCATCAGCTCAAGCGCGTTATTGTCAATAGCGGAGGGGTCGGCAAGGTTGCTCGTCTGAACTTCCTTTTCCAATGCGCGGCGGAGGTCTGCGGCCTTCGCGTCGAACTCCGCCCAGATGCGAACCGCTTCTTTGCGCAGGTTTGTTTCTGCATCTTGGAGCTGGAGCGTGACAATCTGCTTTTTCATCGCGTCCGTTCCCGCGTCCTGCATGGCCTTTCGTGCCTGCTCTACTGCGTTATACGCGGCGGTGTATTTTTCCCGTGCCTCCTTGAAAGCGGTGTCAAGGTCTTTTGCAAAGTGGTTATACTGGCTCATTTCGTAGTCCTTTCTGTTGCAAATAGGGTGCAACTCCCATTGTCGTACATCATACAGTTATCCCCGCAGGTGATATGTGCCGGGAAGGGGCAACGCTGGCCACTGTGCGCCTTGCCCGGTGTGCAATGGTCATTCTCAAAGAATGCGCAATTCTCTTTGCACTTTGGGTACATTCCCCCGGAAAACGGGCAATCTTTGCGGGGCTTCGGTGGGTCTTCTGGGGGTGCTGGAGCGTGTACAATCGTGGACGGTGCATATTCTATGCAATACTGCCCCACACGCCGGAAACGCTGGCCGCGCTCGTTAATCTCCGGGTATTCGGTTTCGATGCTCATTCCTCCGATACTCCTTTCTTGGCATTTGCAAAAATGGTGTCTGCAATATAGTCCACTTCGAACAAGGGGACACGATAGCCCATAGTGTCCTTGAATAGCTCCCGGTTTGCATCGTCCAGCGCATGGAACGCCGGGACAACCTGACGTTCCCACGTCTGGCTATCTATGCTTTTGAAGCAATGGGGGCAGGCTCTGGCCGCATCCACGTCCAGCAGCTTCTTGTATACCTCCCATGTGCCGCCGCAGTAGTGGCAATGAATTTTTATGTATCCCATGTGTTTCCCTCCTTATGCCGTTACGCCCTTGCTGTAAATCAGGTTATTCAGGGCGTATGCGGTTGCATCGATCAAATGATTATCCTTGTCCGGCAACTCTGACAGGAAATTCCCATCTTTGTCCGTGGCGTAGCTGTAATTCACAAATTCCCGGTAGGCTTCCGGGGTTCGTTTCGGGTCGATCACAAGCCGCCGATGCTGCAACCATTTCACCCGGTAGGCCACACACCCCGGTTCTTTGTGACAGGGGACACACCGCAAGCCCTCGGCCTGCATATCCGCTATGCTCTTAGGCTCTGCACAATCGGCGGTAATCAGGTATCTTTCCCGGTATTCGCCCACGAAATAGCCGCCGTAGCTGGTTTCTTTGCTTTGGTCGTATCCTTTGGCCTTGATAGCTTCTGCAAGCTGCTTGTTGGACAAATGCCGCTTGTACAGTTCATCCAGAAAATAGATGGTATCCGTTTTCCGGTCATAGGCCACCCGGATAAATGCCGCCGGGTCAACTGCAAAACCAAAGTCCAACCCTTGATAGATATACCCCATGCGGCTGGTCTCTTCCTCGGTGATCTCCCCGATTTCCAAATTGGGGAATACCTCGCCGCCCGTTCCGGTTGCTATGCCCATGTATTCATGCTCATATGCCTTGTAATTCAGCGCTTTCAACCGCTCGGCCTCATACAGAAACGCTTCGCCCAGCCACTCCGGGGGAACTTGCGTGTAGTTAGTCAGCAGTGTGACGGCCTTTTCGTCCGGCTCCTGTATGAATACGTTCGCCCAGTTGTTGGCGCTGATGGGAGGGTTAAAGCTGCGGAATACGATTGCGCTGCTGCCCTGGCCTCTCAAGACAGACTGCATAACATTTCGGGTGAAGTTGGCGCCGGGAAGCTCTGAAAATTCCTCAAACCAGATATAGCGGAATGTACCGCGCCGGGGCTTGATGGATTTCAGCTTGCTCGCATCGTCCAGACCACGGAAAAGAATTTCCTGCCCGGTGGGGAGGTATGTATAGCTCATGGGGCTTACACGCCCCCGCCACAGGTGAGAAACGCCCAACGTGTCTATTGCCCAGCCGATTTGTGAATAGCAGCTATCGCGCAAGGTGTTGCCAACGGCACGGAATACAATGGCGTTTGATTCCCCATCCTGCATGATTCCGCTGACGATCTCCACAGACACAAACGACGATTTGCAGGAACCGCGCCCGCCGGGGAGATTGTATGTGCTGTGTTTCCCTGCCTTGACATCCTCGTGTAAGGGGTAGTATACAGGCGCTATGTGCTGCTTTACGTCGATGCAGTCGATCAGGGCTTTTGCTTCCTGCTGCCGCCGTCTGGCGGCATTGCTTGCCCTCACACGGCTTTTTAATCGGTCATAATACATCGGGTTCCCCCTCGGTGCTTTCCAGCTCTCTGAGAATGTCGTTGAACTCCGTAAACCTCAAACCGTAGTCCAGCAGGGCACGGGCGGCGGCAATATGGTTTGTGCTGGATTCCTCGTCATTCGCAACAATACGCCCCAGCCGATCAATGGCGGCACTGAAATTCTGCTGTAAGTTGCGTGTGGCGGCTTCCATGATCTCCGATACACGTTCTTTGTACACCGTGATAAATTCAGGGTCTTTCATATAACGGCGAATTGTGTTATCCGTTGTCCCGGCTTTCTCTGCGGCTTCTTTGACGGTGCGGCTTGCCAGAAGGGCTTGCAAGGCTCTTTCCTGTTTGTGGGTCAACTGCCATCACTTCCCATCTTCCCACCGTCTGCGCTCTTGGCTGTGGTGGCTGCTTCTGCCGCTTTCTTTTCCCAATATCTGCGCTTGTATTCCTTGTACTTTTCCTTGTTCTGTCGGTAATACTGTCTCCGATACTCACGGTAAACGGCGGCGGCTGCTTCTGTCATTGTTCATTTCTCCTTTCGTTTTTACTTCTACTCCTAGTTTAACTCTTAATTCAGGCTTTTTTACGCACGTTTTCCTAGCAAGTCGGGAACTTGCATGAATATTTATGCAGCAGAATATGCAAGGGGCATACCCCGCTTACAAGCCTTTCCACCAAACAAAATCGAATAAAAGCAAACATAAAAGGGGCTGTTAAAAGCCCCTTTTGCTTAATCGCCATTCTGTGGCGGCTGGTATATGCCCATCTCTGCCGCCACCATGTACACAAATTCGGAAGTCCATTTAACTATGACCCGTTCGCAGATGTGGCAGTCCATAGCAACCCCGCCCACGCTCTTGTTCTGTGCCTTGATCGTGGCGTTGATAGCGTAAATTCTCTCTTTTCCATCTGTCAGGCTCTCCGTGGCTCTGTACGCCGTTCTTACTGCTCGGTTAATTACTTTCCCTATATCGGAGTTGTTGGGAATCTGACCCCGCAGGGAACGCCCCGCAACAGTCTTGACAATGGAATACCACCATTTCCGGCTTTTCATATCAACCACCCGGCGCGAGGAACGCACAATAGCCCGGCTTTTCATCGTCTCCAGACCATAGCTTTTTGGGCTGTACCCATGCGGCGCAACCCTCTTTCTTGCACGGCTCTTTGCAAATGGGGCAGTATTTTGAAGCGGATTTCCGTCCAAACTCCTGCAACCTTTCCAGCGGGGTCATCGTGACACAATCGCATTTTTCGCTGGGGTCTAAAGTCGACCCGCAATGTTCACATACCCGGTAAAAACTCATTGTTTTATCCTCCTGTTCTGAAATAGTGAAAAAGTTCGTTGACTTCGTTGGTCATCGTTGGTATGCTGTAGTCACTCAACGACTACCAACAGAATCAACGATGAATAGTTTTTATAGGGGTGGTATTCGTGGGGAGATAGCTAACCAACGAACACCAACGAACTTTTTATAGTTACATGCCCGGTAATAATTCGTTGGTTTCCCTCCTGTTCGTAGCGTACAATAAAACCCATTGATTTCATTGATACCCATTGAAATTGATTTCAGCCCGCTATATATCAATGGCTTTCAATAAAATCAATGGGTTTTTCTTTTTTTATACACCCCTTGAAATCCCATTGAAATGCTTGCATTGCAAATCAATGGGGTTCAACGGGTTTATGCTTCACAATGGAATTTCTTCTTGCAAATCTGCTGCCGCTGTCCAGTCTTTCAGCCAGAAAAAGTGCTTTCCGGGCGCATTCCCGTTTTTCCCTCTATCGTGTACAATCCCATCGTAATCCATCAGTTTATCATCCAGCTTTTTCAAGGCGTATCCGATAGCCTGCGCCGATGTTGCTATAGGACGATGACAAATTCGTTTGCCCTCTGCCATAAGCTCAGCCGCTGAACCTTTCCATTCGCCGCCGTCCTTTAGCAGGGCTTTAATGGTCTGCACAACCGGGTCGGCGTCGTATTCTTCCCGTTCTCTCTGAGATACAATCAAATCCAATGCGCCCATTTGCTTCCACTTCCAAACGGATTTATCAAAAGAAATAACGGTGTCGGACTGCTCCACGTCTCGCCCGGTGACGTGCAATGTGGCTTCATTCTCTGAACGCTTGTTCTTGATGATCGTCCAAATGGTATCCGCTGCGCCCATGATTCCGTTAGTGCCGGAAATCATGTTGAACGGGTCGTCTTCGTCCCTCATTTTCCGGTTGTGGTGGACGAATAGCACGGAAATACCCCGTTCATCCACAAACTTTTTGACCGCCGCCATTTCCCTATAGTCCTGCTCATAGCCACTTTCACGGGCTTTCGCCACGCCCCGGATTTTTTGCAGGGTATCAATGATAATCAGCTTTGTTTCCGGGTTGGTTTGCAGATCGGCGGCAAGGACTTCTAATAGCCCTTCGTCCAGATTGGGCGCAACGATAGAAAAGCGCATCCCGCCGGGGGCTTTGCCCCTGTTCAACACCTTGTTCATTCGGTCTTGTAAGCGGGTCTGGCTGTCCTCCAGGGCTAAATACAATACCCCGGCTTGGTGGGTATCGTGACCCATGAACGGAGTTCCTGCCGCAATAGCAAGCCCCAAATCCAGCACCATCCACGATTTTCCAATTTTTGATGCAGCAGATAACAGGCTTGTCCCGGCTGGGAGAATATCGTCCACAAGGAACTGCACTGGCGGCAAATCCGCATTTTGCAAATCTGTGGCGGTAATAAACGCAAGCCCCGGTTTTTTCTGTTTTGGCTTCTCCGGCTCTGCTTCTGCCGACGGTGTCCACTTGTGGGTCTTCTCCAATTCTGCATACATGGCATTGTATGCGGCATCCTTTCCCATATCCCCCACCATGTCGGAAAAATCGCCTTTTGCTGGGATCTCCGGCCATGCTTTGGCAAGATCAACGACCCACACATCGGCCACGGAACACAGATTATTGGCACATAATTCCGCATACTTTCGCCCCGGTTCGTCATTGTCTGGAAGAATGAAAATGGAACGATTTTTCATGGTTTCCGTGTAAGAATCTTCCCATTTACTGCTTGCGCCATCCGGGAGGCTCACCGCTGCCAAATCCATGCTTTTCAAGGTGTCTACGTCCTTTTCCCCCTCGACCAAAAACACGGCTACCGGAAGTTCCCTGTGGCTCATGTAAAGCCCTGGGGATATGCCTTTTCGCCCTGCTTTCCATTCCCCGCCCTCCATGTGCAACCACGTGCAGGACTTTGAGCCGTCCGCATAGCGATACTTGATCTTTTTAAGCTGTCCCCCGGCATAGCTGTATTCTGATTCTTTCGTTCGTGCGGTGGGCTGCTTGGGTGGGTTATAGGGCTTTGGGTGATCATCTGCAAACAGGTCTTTCATTTCCAACCCCATGGCCGAAACAATGCTTTCGGTGGAGCATCTGGCAAAACAGTTCAGAAGGATTTTCCCATCATCCCCCACGCCAACGGAAAGACTTGCCCTTTTATCGGCGTGAGCAGGGCAACGGGCTAGGTATTGATCGCCCTGCCGCTTCACGCCCTCCAAACGGCTTAGAAAATCAGACAGTACCACAATTTACCCCCCCCAAAAAAATTTAGAATCCGCCATTGATTCACCCCATTTCTTCAGCCGATGGGATCGCCATTCAAAAAGGCTTCTACCTTGTCCATATCCACATACAAGGCACGGCTTCCAGTGGGGACAGCTGGAATCAGCTTTTTCTTAACCCATGACCTCAAGAGCCATTCTGTAACGATGGTGTCCGGGTCGGTCTTTCTGATCTCATCTACTGCTCCGGGAATAGTTCTGATTCTTTTCATGTAAGTTTTCTCCTTTCAGTTTGTAAAAATAAAAAGAGCCTTACCCCCGCCAAACTGTTACCATGTTGGCGGTGATAGGCTCAAAGGCTCATACACAACGGGGATTTCTCCCCGGCTGGTTTCTCATTCAGTTGTTTTGGCTATGCTTGCTTCTTGCTCAGAATCGCCCCGGCAATGCACCCGGCGGCGTTCTGTTTGGCTTCCTCGATTTCGTGGGCGTATATCTGTTCTGTGGTGGTCGGTGTCGCGTGTCCCAGCACTTTAGACACAGAAACAATGTCCGCACCCTCTGAAATCATAATGCTTGCGGCGGTGTGCCGGAAGGCGTGGGGGTTGATGTGGGGAAGGTCGTATTTGTATGCAAACCGATTAAAACGGCCTGAAAGCTGGTTGGGGTTAATCATCCCGCCCCGCTCCATTATGAAAATATAATCGCTGTCCGTCCACTGATCGCCGTACAATAGCCGTTGTTCTATCTGCCATAGATGCAACTTTCGCATGATCGGCATGAGTTCATCAGGCAGCGGAACAATACGGCTATTCCGGGTTTTTGTCGGACCGTCAAGCTTCCCGGTTTCGGGAAGATATATAACGCTGCTGTCAATTTTGATCTGCTTCTTTTCCCAGTCCAGATTAGACCACTTCATTCCGCAGACCTCGCCACGCCTTGCACCTGTCAGAGCGAACATATACACCATAGCCCGCCACTGTATCGGCTCTTTGTCGGCGGCGGCCAGAATCGCCGCCACCTGTTCCGGTTGGAAGTAATTCCGCTCCGGCGGTGTCAGCCGTGGAAGCTGTACACGCTTTGCGGGGTTGATCGTGATAATCATTTCCTTTTCCGCATAGTTCAGCACTTCACTGACCATGCTATGAATCCGTCGGATTGTCTGAGGGGCAACCCCTGTTGTGTTGCGCTCTATCGAAAAGGTCGTTTCTACCGGCCTTTTGATAAATTCTGCAACTTTCACAGCGTTCCCATATTGTACCCGCTGCCCTCTGCATAGTTTTTTGATTGTTGCATAGCACACATCACAAGCATCTGCAAACTGTACACGGTTGTACCCCATTTCCTTTATTGTCTGGCTGAGGTCAAATAACGGTGTGGAGTAGTCATAGCATGGACGAATGTCCGGCTTCCTGATTTCGTCATACATCCTGGAAAGATGTTGTGGGCGAATGTCCCGGACTTTCATATTCCCTATGTATGGGGCAATCCGTTTCAGGTTGAGTTCATACAGGTGCAGTGTGGCGGGCGAAAAGCCCAGCTTTCTTTTCTGCTCAAATACATACTTGGCATACTCTGAAAAGGATTGGTTGTTGTCGGCCTGAAAGCCGTATTCAATCTCCCTTTCAAACTCTGCCGCCACCTGCTTGGCCTTTTTCTCGGCTTGCTTGGCGTTCATTCCGGGCGGCACTTTCCACGTCATAAAGTGCCGCTGCTGCTTCCCGGTTATGTCCGTTCCGGTGCAAACGGTGATCTTATAAGAAACCCCGTGGCGGGTTTCCCTCTTGGCAATGCTTGCCAT